GGGTGGGCTCGAAACCTTCTCCGGTCGAGGTTATCACTGGGCGAAGCTGGAGCAGTTCATACTCCGCCATCTTGGTTGCGTTTAGGCTCATATTTTACGGGTCAGGATTGATGATTACGTCGAAAGTCGCGACGGTGTTCCAGGGGGCTCCATAATACCACTGATACTTGTAATAGCCGCCCGGAACCCCGTTTATAGTCACTGCTGACCCGCCGGGAGCGCCCAAAACCGTGCAAGAGGCAAACTCGATACTTAGTAAGATAGGATACCAGGGATCGCTATGATTATCGAAGGTCATCCAACAGTTAAACGTCAAGCCCGAAAGCACTACCTGGTATGGGAGATCGAACGCGCATTGTCCATAACAGTCCCCGCAGTGTTCTATGTGGACGTAATCATTAAAGTGCATGAAAGCCTGACCCCCCCGGCACGCGTTAAATGACTGTTGTACTGCGATAGTGAGACAATGCCGAACTTTGAACGTGAAGACCTTGGTATCTACATTTCCCGCTATGTCGGTAACGGCTGCGGTAATGGAATAGGTCGTAGTATAAACCCCCGCGTATGGTGGGGTTCCGGTGACCCCTCCTGAATGAGACACACTCAGCCACGCCGGGCCGCTCACTTTAGAAAACGACGCGATACCTAAAAGGCTATAAGCGGTCAACTGGGCGGCATAGTCAGAGCAGTCGGTCCCCTCGGGGAAGGTGCCACTAAGGTCAAGGCCGGCGATAACCGAAATTTCAACCGGGATCGTGCAGGAAGCCTCGTTCGCATCGGTGACCTTTACCAGGACTTTATAGAGGCCCACGCCAACGCTACTGTCGGGGGTGCCCCATATCTTTCCTAAAGCGGTATCGAGCTTGATCCAACTGGGCCACCCGGCGTTGACTTCTTGGGGATTGCATTCACTCACCGGAAGGTCAACGGTCTGTCCCTTCTCGAAGGTCCACGGGCCAGCCCCGCCGACACCCGCTAGGGATTGTATGAACGGTAGGCTTCGGGGGGCTTCAATCAGCCGGGGCTCAAAGCCAATGACCTGCCAGGACACCCGCGACTCTATATACCCATAACCAGCCGAAGCTACCTCTACCGTGACGGCGTAGTTACCAAACTCCGTAGCGCACCCGATAATCGGCAGAGCGTTCTCATCGAAGGGTGCGTGGGCCAGTATATTTGGGGGGATTCCCTTATACAGGTCGGCATACGCGACCAACCCTGGAGGTAACCCGTTTTTGTAATCCGGGCCTTCCGGCAACTCAACCCCGTCCGGCCAGGGAATGATGGACCATTCATATAGGGGCTCCCCACCCGTAACGGTAATTTGCGAGTCATAGGGAACGAAACGGCACGCATACGGCTGCGGCGGGAGCATCCCCAACTCGGACTTCTTACAATCACCCACTATTCCAGACGGGCCTTCGCCGGTAAGAGATTGTAATTGATAGCACGCTACGTCGCCATATTCTCGGTCACTACAAATCTGAAAAAGGGTAGAACCAAACTCTAGTCCGTTTACGACCATTGAATCGGTAACCGGGTTCGAGGGGTTCGCTATTCCGGTTGAATTCTTATACAGATTATATACGGTATCCCCTGGTCTGAATAGAATCTGCAACAACACTATGTCACCCCCGGGGGGCACCTCTATCGGCCGGCTCGGATCAGAGACGTTCCCACGTTCATCGTCGGTCGTGTAGTAATACCAACCCTCCCGGCATAGATACGCAAAGTTCTCCTGGATACATTCCAGGATCAGGGTGTAGCCAGTTGTATCAACCTGTCTGGAAAGATTCTCTAGCTTATTCCTTACCAAGGACCCATAGACATTCGTGCAACCCCCGTTCGTGCAACCCCAGGATAGGAACTGCCCCTCTAGCCCGGTAAACGCAATGTTACAAGGGGGAGACGGCTCGGTGTAATCCATCATTATGCTGGAGCCGGAGCCACTAGCGCCACTGAAAAGAGCCAAGCAAATCGGTGGGCTGATATAGTCCAGCTTTACCCGGCGGAGTTGTAGCACGTCAAGGATTATATTCATGGGGTGGGCTCGAAACCTTCTCCGGTCGAGGTTATCACTGGGCGAAGCTGGAGCAGTTCATACTCCGCCATCTTGGTTGCGATAATCTCCGCTACTCGGTCGGCGGCGGCTTGGGAAATGATGCTCTGGGAGTAGCCGGCACCGACCGCAATAAAATCGTCGGCCTCCAAAGTCACGGTCTTATTTGAGGTGTAGTCCATGACGTAGCGGGCTCCAAGTTCGGCCACCACTTCCGCATAGTCGGCAGATTCCACACCTACCCCGTCGAAACGCACCGCCCGGGTCGGCAGTTCTTCCGCGCACGCGGTCGGGTCACCAGAAAAGTCTTCGGGCACCAGGAAAGCGAACGGACGCACCCATCGGATGGTGGCTGGCCCGTGGCCCACAATGAGCAACTGGAAGCTCCGGTCGATATTGTCCTGGTCGGACCCTTCCACTCCACAAGCGCCCTGTTCGGAATCCACTACCTGCTGGTTAGCGTCCTCCGTGCGTAGCGTGCGGGCCTGCGGCTTAAACGCATAAACGAAAGAGCTACCTTCAATTTGCTGGTCGTATTTCAGGCTGCCCCGCTCCACCGAGACCATGCGGTTCATCATTTGGCGAAAAGCACCACGCGCTCCGCCCACATAATAGACGCCCACGTTAAGGTCTTCCTCGATCCCCGCGAAGGCGATGTCCACCCAGGCCAGCCGGCAACGGGTGCCTGGCGGCTTCTCCGTGACGGAAGCCGTGGCACCGAAATAACCGCGTGTAAACAGTCCCCAGGTAATCGGGCATCCGTCGTCCAGCCGGTCGGGCAGGAAACACTCCCACAGGCGGTTCTTGCCGTCAAAATCCACTGAAACGTGGAAGGACCGCTCCACGTTGGCTACCTGGCCACTCATCCACTCCACCGGGCGTGTTCCCAGCCAGTATCCGGCCCAGGATGGCCCGGATTCGTCCGTGAGGGTTGCCAGGCTGGCGTGATTCAGGACCCAGGTGTGCCGGTTATAGACATCCTCCGCCGGGACCGACATCGTCAAAAACTGACCGAAAACACCAGCCGCCACTAGCGACAGGTCTTCGCTCAAGGTGGCCTTGCTCACCAGCATTTCGTTGTCCCGGGCCGGCAGCCGGGTCGTGAGTTTGCCGCCCGTCGCCGGATCATAAAAGGCGATCCCAGAGGGCGAGAACCAAATCAGTTTGCCGTAGTGCGAGGTGGTCGAGCGTGAAGATACGGAGCCAACCCCCAGGATTTCCTGTTGGAAATTGGGCGTAGTAATCCACAGAGAGCGATCCCGGATATTCGCCTGAAGGATTGAGCCATTGGAGCCCGTGAAAACCATCAACTGCGGAGATTCAGCGGACGGGGTGGTCACCATCGCGGTAACGTCGGACTTGAAAAAGAAGGAAACCTGACCGCCCAGGTAGTCAGACTCCCGAAAGCTGAAGGGGTTCGCGATGTCGCTGGCATAGACCTGGTGCCCGCTGGAAGCCCAGAGCCGGTCGCCAACCCACTGCATCGGTCCGCCGGCCGGAGTGCCATACCGTGCCCCGGAAACGTGGCCGGAGTTGGACCCATCATACCAAGCCGGCGCGGTCAACCCGCCGTCCTGGATAAACAGAACGGTCTTGGGCGTGATAACCCGAATCTTGGACGTGAAGCCCGCGTCCTCCCGCTCCGCCGATTGCACCGTCTGGGACCAAAAGACTTGCTTTGCAAAGGGGGACATTTGGACGTTGGGCAGAATCACATACTGCGTAAAGGGCCAGTTCGCAATATAGACCTTCCCGTCCACCACCACAACCGCCTGCTCCAACCCGTCCTCCGGTCGATATAGAAAGCACCCTTGCAGGTTCCCATCCGGGAAAGTGAACAAGCACCGATAGCCGGGCCGGCACGAGAAGGTGCCGCCCACGTTGAGCATGTTGACGGCCATCCACGCGTAGCCCAACGGGATTTGCATCGGATCGGAATCCGACTTGACACCTGAAAACCAGGTGTTGTCATGGTCAATTATTCTCGTTGCGGGACTAGGTGGCATTGTGCTTTGCTCCCTTGCTTAGATTATCTTTAGCCCAAAGGGGTTGTAGGTTCGTGAAATTAAAACAAACCCGCTGCTGTTCCCGATCAGTCAAGTCAAAACTAGCGCACGGCTTTATGTGGTCTATGTGCCACTCTCCGTAATTGTCCCAAGACATCCCAGGTTGGAACTTGGCGGCTAGGAATTCCCGGAGAGACGGGATAGAACACCCAAGCAGGGCCTCCGTCTTGGATGATTTTGTCCCTCCCCGCAAAGCCCACCATACCCTGGTCGCTAGGTTCTTGCGCAGTCGCCAGTTATTATCAGTAGCCTGCTTCTCCGCGCACCAGCCCCTCAGACGCATATTCCTACGCTCTCGGTTGTCCGTTTGCCACTTCTTCGCCCGGGCGAGGGCCTCATCCCGATGCGCCACATAGTGTCTGCGTTTTATCCTGGCGGAGGCTTCGGGGTTCTCGGCAACCCAGTGCCGCATCCCCGCCAACCTGGAATCTTTATGCCGGGAGTAAGAGGCCGCATCGTTGGCTTTTTTCTTTTCCGGGTTCCGCGCGGCCCACCCGGACATATACCCTCGATGGACCGCAGCCCTCCGAGAAAGCTCCAACAGCCCCCAAACAAAGAATAAGGTTAAGGT